ACCCGATGCTGTGATAAAATTGTCTTATGTATATGGAGTTGTTATTGCTGAGCTTATGTCTACTGGTTCTAAGGTTATTACTATTAGTCCATCCTCGTGGCAGGCGTTCATTGGCAACAAAAATCCAACGAAAGATGAGAAGTCTGCAATAAGATTAAAGAATCCAGGATACGCAGACTCTTGGTATAAAACTCAGTTAAGAAATATGCGTAAGCAAAGAACTGTAGATTATTTTAATAAAAAATATAATCTATCTATAAAAGATTTTGATGTAGCAGATGCATTCGGCATTGCTCATTATGCTAACAAGGTGCTTACTGAAAGATGAAGTTTTATCAAAGCAAAGAGTGGCTATATAGAAGGTACGTTGTCCAAAAAAAGACAGTTACTGAAATTGGCAAAGAGTGTGGAGTATCTGCTATGACTATACAGAGATACTTAGAACAGTTTGGTTTAATTAAAAAAAGATGAATTTAGACAGTATGTGTTATAAGATTTTTCATATTCCAAATTATGGTGAGTCTGCTCAAGAAAGATCTTGGTTATTCAATGATCTTGATTCGTACCTTTCTAATAAAATTGATAGGTTAAATACGGATACTGTGCTAATAAGTAACGAAGATCAATACTTTGATTTCAATGAAAAGTATAACTTGATTAAAGCTAATAGAAAGTTTAAATGGGGAGAGCTTGGAATTTGGGCTAGTAACCTTTTAGCAATAAAAAATTTTATAGAAACAGATAAAGAATATTTAATGTTAATGGAAGACGATATTCATGTTCCTGACAAGGATAGGTTTCTAGAATTATTAATTGGTTATATGGACAGTCTTCCAGAAGACTGGGAAGTCTTTAGCTATTTTGTTCATGAGAATCAGTTTACAAGATTTCAAAATATATACGGGAATACAGATATTGTTCCAGCCTACCAGGACTGGTCCATGCTTTGCTACGTACTAAATAAAAAATCGGCTATAAAAATATTAGATCTATGTTTAATTAATGGTTTTGATATGCCTATAGACTGGTATATATACCGACAGCCCGAAGTGTTTAAAACTTATACCCTAAGCCCTATTGCGGAAATGGGATGTAAATTGTATGATATAGTATCAACATTTCAAGAAAGAGAAGAGTGGCACACAGTGCCAGAAAAGAGAAACGCATGAGCAGAGAACTAGCAGAAAAACTACCTAATTGGTTTTTAGGTAATAAAACTCAAGATGATTTTAATAGGTTGCTTCAGGAGTTTAAGGGCAAGCCAAATTTAAAGTTCCTTGAGATTGGTTCATTTTGTGGAAACAGTGCAGCATGGACAATTGAAAATATTTTAACAGACAAAACGTCTAATCTTACCTGTGTAGATCCATGGAATGGAAATGTCGCACACGAAGCTTTTGACTTCTCGGATGTAGAAGCAGCATTTGATCAGCAACTTGAGCCATTCAAGGATCAGCTAATTAAACAAAAGGCATACAGCGATGAATGGTTAATGAAGAATAGATCAAAGCAATACGACTTTATTTATATTGATGGTGACCATATGCCACAAGCATTTATGATGGACGCTCTGCTTTCGTGGGAACTTTTGAAGCCAGGCGGTATTATGGCAATTGATGATTATGCATGGACTCATCCAAGAGGATCTAGGTATAATCCAGGACCAGCAATTGATATGTTTGTAAGTATGTATTCAGAACACCTAGAGGTAATTGAAAAAGGATGGCAGGTTTGGGTTAGAAAGAATCCAAATTATATTCGACCAGAGCACATTCACGAATAGGAGAAAATAAATGGCGGGATATCCAGAAAAAGAAAAAGGTTATCAGATGTGGGTTACAGATCTTCAATTAATGGCAACATCTGCCCCATCAGGCAATAAGATCATTACAGAGTGCTTAGAAATAGCAGGCATGCTAATTGAAAAAAATATATCATATGGAGACTCAGCCTTGTCACCAATTAGAATATTTTCTCAGGCAGATAATCAAGAGCAGATTAAAATTCGTATTGATGATAAAATAAATAGAATTAAAAATGGCTCAGGGTTTGCAGGAGATAACGATATTGATGACATGATTGGTTATTTAATCTTACTTAAAATTGCCAAGAAACTTGCTATTTCAGTCGACTAAGAGTATACTCTAGTATATGTCCGAAATTGAATTAGCAGATCATTTTGATCGCATGAACGTAGTGGTCTCAGAACTACTTAAGGGAAACAATCCGACCCAAATTGCAACCGTCACGGGCTTTAAGAGAGCCGAAGTGGTGGAGTTGATAGAGGAGTGGAAGAGTGTTGTACACAACGACACAGCGGCCCGTGAAAGGGCTAAGGAGGCCATATCTGGAGCAGACCAACACTATGCAATGCTTATTAAAGAAGCATGGAAGACAGTAGAGGATGCAGACCAAGCAGGACAGCTAAGCGTTAAATCTGGTGCTCTTAAATTAATTGCAGATATTGAAGGCAAGCGAATTGGAATGCTTCAAGAAGTGGGTCTTCTTGATAATGCTGAATTAGCAAATCAAATTGCAGAAACAGAACGCAAACAGGACATCCTTGTGAAAATATTAAAGGAAGTAACTGCTTCGTGCCCTAAGTGTAAAATGGATGTAGCAAAAAGGTTATCTCAAATTACTGGTATCGTTGAGCCAATAGAGATAGTTGAGGAATCTAGTGGATCTTAATTTTAATGATTTAATTGATATTCTAGATGGCGAAGAGTTTGATGAACGTCCAGTAGACTTACGCACATTTGTGACAAGTCCAGATTATTTAGGCCTACCACCTTTATCTGAATATCAATATACATTAATTGAAAAATCTTCACAGGTTTATAAAGAGTCTACGCTGATTAAATTATTCGGAGAAGACGAAGGCAAAAGAATGTTTAAGCAAACAGCCAACGAGGTTGTTGCTCAGCTAGGTAAGGGTTCTGGAAAAGATTACTGCTCAACCATATCAGTAGCTTATATAGTATATTTATTGTTGTGTCTTAAGGATCCAGCTCAGTATTATGGTAAGCCTCCTGGAGACTCTATTGATATTATTAACATTGCTATTAACGCACAGCAGGCTAACAATGTTTTCTTTAAGGGATTTAGAACACGAATAGACAAGTCTCCATGGTTTACTGGAAAGTATACTGAAAAGGCTTCTGAAATAAAGTTTAATAAGAATATAACAGTACACTCAGGTCACTCAGAGCGTGAGGCCTGGGAAGGATACAACGTTATCGTAATCATTCTTGATGAAATTTCAGGCTTTGCTACAGAAAATACAACTGGGCATGAACAAGCAAAAACTGGTAGTGCAATATATGAGATGTATCGTGCATCAGTGGATTCACGTTTTCCAGACTATGGAAAGGTTATTTTACTTTCATTTCCAAGATACAAGAATGACTATATTCAGCAAAGATATGAAGATGTTGTTGCAGAAAAAGAGGTGGTGGTCAGATCTCACCACTTTAAACTTGACGAATCTTTACCAGATGGAACAGAAGGAAATGAGTTTGATATCGAGTGGGAAGAAGACCATATCCTGTCTTACAAATATCCAAGAATGTATGCCCTTAAAAGACCAACCTGGGAAATTAATCCTACAAGAAGTATTGATGACTTTAAGGTAGCGTTTTATAAAAATGCACCAGACGCACTTGGAAGATTCGCATGCATGCCTTCAGAAGCTATAGATGCATTTTTTAAATCTAGAGAAAAAATTGAAAACGCATTCAGTAATAAAGCTTTAGCTGTAGATGAATTCGGAAGATTTGAAAACTGGTTTGCCCCAGATCCAGATAAAGAATATTTTTTGCACGTTGACTTGGCGCAAAAGCATGACCACTGTGCAGTTGCAATGTCACACGTACAGAAGTGGGTTAATGTAAAAGTAACCGATACATATTCTCAACCAGCTCCAATTGTAGAAGTTGATGCAGTTAGATATTGGACACCTACTCCAGATAAGTCTGTAGATTTTACTGAGGTTAAAGATTATATATTATCACTTAGAACAAAAGGATTTAAAATTCGTGTGTGTACGTTTGACCGATGGAATTCACACGACATGATGCAACAATTAAAGCAGTACGGAATTAATACAGAAAACTTATCTGTTGCAAAAAAACATTATGATGATATGGCAATGGTTGTAGCCGAAGATAGATTAAATGGGCCAGCAATTAAATTGCTTATTGATGAGTTACTTCAATTAAAAATTATGAGAGATAGGGTTGATCACCCAAGAAAAGGATCTAAAGACTTAGCGGATGCCGTATGCGGTTCTGTATATAACGCAATTAGCAGAAGCAGGCCACAAAACAATGAAGAGATAGACATACATACCTACAGCTCTTTAAAGTGGGATAGAGAAAAAGAAGAAGATGAAATAGTAGTTAATATGATAAGACCACCAAGAATGCCCAAGAACTTATCCGATATGTTAGATGGAATGGAAATAGTATGAGCCTGTATCAAGAAAGAGCTAAAGAATGTAAATGCTGTGGTAAGCATGTGCCTTTACCAACAGTATTAAAGGAGTATAATGGAACTGTTTTATGTCCAACAACATTTTCTAATGTAA